GTGGCCATTTGCATGTGATGGCATAAGTAGCTGCATGAAATTAGTCATTGAAACAGTCATCAAGACAGAAGACAACAGAGAATTGGAAACCTTCACCACGCTCATTGATTCCTCGGACATTCAGAAGATCATCAACAAGCAAGGTGTTGAAGCTGCCAACAAAGCCATTGAGAATTTCTCAAACACTTTTCACAAGCAGTTCAACAAGAAGCTCAGTGCCTCTCTTGCCAAGCTGTAACAATTAGCATTTGCAGGCCATAAGTAATGTCATGGCCAAACGCACGGGAAAAAAGACATCACACTTGTGCAAAACAGAGTGTGAAACCATATTGTTCAAATTGGATGCACACAAGACCAGCAAGTATTATGCAGATGTGCTCAAGCAGTTAGAAAAGCTCAATTCAAAACGCAACAAATAATTTTGCAATATTGCAATTTTGTATATTTTATATGCCCCACTTGCTGGACAAGTATAGGGTGATGGTAGTTAATTCTGCTGGTGTGAGTATTCTTTCATAAGCTATGAATTCTCCAATGACACCATTGTGATAGAAGGGTTCTGTACCAATGAATCGGCGTCCCATGGCAGCCTTGGAGGCATTGGTGGATGACACATTGCCAGGTGTTTGGAATGCAGGGTCAGTGCCAGCAGCAGCTTCATTGAAGAACAGTTGCACTTGAGCAGCAGCATAATTGATGGTGGCTGCAAATACACCTGGTGTAACAAGATTCTTCACCGTGGCTGTGGTTATGTCCAATGGCGCGCCACCATCATTCTCATCTGTATCAGTTCTTCTGCCTCCAGAAGAGAAGAAGAAGCCATCATTGCCTGGATTGCCAGGAATGCCAGGCACCTTGACTCGCACAGGAGTGGACATGAATTTAATTCTGGAACCATTGCCTTGGCCAATGCCCACAGTATTTGCAAAAATAGTTTCAGGCACAGTGGCAAAAGCAACGTTTGCATTGCCAAACTGTGACACAGACACCAGAGTCACACCAGAAACACCATTGGAGAAAGTGAGAGAATTGCTGTTGCCAGTCAAGGCAGTTAGATTGGCAGAATTAAACTTGATGTAATTCATGCCAGCATAAGATGACAGCAACGGCCTGGCACTGCTGGTGTTCTGTGAGAAGTGTCTGTTGTTTATGCTCAAGTCCCGCCATGTGGCCACTGGTGCATCTGGTGCACACGGGTTGCCAGATGCATCCAGCACAGTGTCACTGCGACTTGAATCAAGCCATATGGCTGGTGCAACTGGCAGTGCAAATAGCACAGAGTCTTCAACAGTGACAAGCCATGATGAGTTCACCAGTGGTGCAATCACACACAATGTCACATACCAGGTGTCCAGATTGGACGGCAATGTGTATATGTTTGACAGGTTGATGAAAGACTCTTGGCCTGTGGTTGGTCCCACCACTGCATCATATCCTAATGCATTGAGTGCAGCATTGTATGCAGAATTGCCTCTGAATCCTGTGTCATGCAACACTCTCTTGTTTCTGCTATCATACCAGATGTATCTGTCCGGGATGTCGAAATTATCGTACGAGAAAGTAACATAATTAACAAAGGGACTGCCTGTGTTTATGGGTATCTCATATATGCCTTGATTGCCAAGCAATGTGATGGGACTGAATGCATCATGTGGTGTCACTGTGGGTGTCACTGTGGGTGTTACAGTCACAGTAGGAGTCACAGTGTTGGTGGGTGTTACAGTCACAGTAGGTGTCACAGTGTTGGTAGGTGTCACAGTGGGTGTTGCAGTGCGTGTGGGTGTCACAGTGTTGGTGGGAGTCACAGTCACAGTGGGTGTCACGGTATTGGTGGGAGTCACTGTGGGTGTGGTTGTGACTGTCACAGTGGGCGTGGTTGTGACTGTCACAGTGGGCGTCTGTGTAACTGTGACCGTGGGGGTATTTGTGGGCGTCAAGGTGGGTGACACAGTGGGGGTCACAGTGGGGGTCACAGTGTTAGTAGGTGTCAGAGATATGGTAGGAGTATTTGTAGGTGTCACAGTGGGTGTCAGAGATATGGTGGGTGTGGGGGTGGCCGTGATCAAGTTAATATTTGCTGCATCATACCCACCACGATCTTTGATGACAATGCTGAGCTCAGCATCAGCTGTGAATGGTGGCAGTATCAGTGACAGCTTGTTGTCGCTGTCTATGTCATAATTAATAAATTCATAACCAGAGAATGGCTGGAAGGCAGTGGACAGGCTGGCCACATTTACAAAATCAGTAATCTCTGCAAATGAGCTGAGAAAGTTTGATATGATGACACCACTTGATATTTTATCAAAAAAAGACCCACTCAAGTAAATACCATTTGTAAAATTGAATCTGTAACCAAGCAGGGTGAGATCCACCTCCACACCCAATGGCAGAGTGTATGCATCCATTGTAGTGTTTGTGTAGTACACATTGGTGATGTACAGGGGTGCACCAGACAACAGCACTGGTGCATCTGTATTGGAAGTGAGAGCTGGGTAGTTGAATGTGAGTGTGGACAGATTGTTCAGAATGGTTTGATTCACCAGAGCATTGGCAATGAGCAGAGGTGCAGCAGATATTCTGATGCTCTCGGTGTAGTTACTGCCATTAGCAACATTCTTGTAACTGGAACTGATCTTCACTTGTTATTATTTAACAGAAAAAATGAATATTATCCATCTGAATGTGCGGTTAACTATGCACAGCAGTTCAATAATTGTGAACTGCTGTCTAAATAATTCACACGCATGAATTTGATAATCAATGCAGATTTGTGCAATCCACCTACTAGCAGGTTGTCTTTTAGAGAGTTAACCTTTTATGCACATGTGTTCTGTGGCTATTCTGTTGTGCTGGAAACAGACAACAACAAGGACATGTACTACAACTATCTCAAAGGCTGGCCCATGGAATTTGTTGAAGATATTCTGCAGGTGGGTGAAGAGAGCGGGCTGCGCATTGATGCAGAATCTAACTATGCACCCACAGTTCTAGCAGATAGCATTACATCAGGTAATGTGTGCCATCTGCTAGAGTGTATTGGATTTAAGCTTTTTTAGCTTTGCGTGCATTACGGACTTCCGTAATGTTCTTGCGCTCTGCCTTGCACACATCCACAATGGCTTTGAGGCCTTTGCGAAGTCTCGAGGAAGCAGCATTCTGCTCCTTGACGAAAAACTTCTCACAATCTGTGGTTAAAGCTGCGGCCAACTGAGTAATGGTTTCAATTAAGTTTGTTTGCATATGGTGATTTATGCAGATCTATTGTATTTCAACTGTATTTCTCTGCAACAGGCATGTCACCCTTGTATTTGGGAAATTCTTTGATCTTTTTCTTGGGTTTCTTGTTTTTACTTTTCTTACTCATGTATTGCTTGAAGGTCATGGTGTACATATTTATCTTTATAAAATGCTTGAATACATTATAAAAGCACTTATCATAGAGTGGTTGGTGGTGGTGTGTTACATAGAAAAGCCCTTATGCCCTGAGCGTAAGGGTTTTTTTATGATTATAGATAAATAACCATGATGCCCATCAAGAAGTATATAAGTTTACAGTCCAAGCTTGACGAGGTTCTGCAGTCCTCCAACACCAGAGTGTTGTTTGTAAGAGAGGATGCCACTGTCTTAATTCAAAAGGATCAAGAGAAGAATGTGGATGAATTCAAGGTGCCAGATGCTACTGCAGATAAGCTCAAAAAAGAGATACGTGATGCCTCATATGAAGGTGCCATACAATCATTTCTTACCAGCAAGAAATATACAGCTGCAGCTTTTCAAGGCAAAGGGTACAATGTGCTGTTGTCAACAATTTTTGATAGCAGTGATGAAGATCTCAAGAAATTTGTTGAATTCATTAACACCAAGAATGATTTAAAATTCAATGACCATCTTGCTGGCAACGTGGCTGTCTTGGCACGTGGCAAAGGATTGTCTGATGCACTCATAGGCAATTTATCTGGTTTGAATGAGCTGCGAGATGCAGGTGGTAACAGTGTGGGTCCTGGTGAAATTTTGTTTGCCATTGTATTCAGTGATGTGTTCAACAGCACCACTGGTGGTGATTTGGTGCATGCAGACAAGAAGATAGAGGTGAAAAAAAATGAAGGGCATCTGGGACAGCAATCAGGCCGGGGTGGCATGAAGTTGTTGAAAACTCTTTTTCTAGATCCTTTCATCAGAAACCCAGATAAATTGAAACAAATTGATCAAGGTCTGAACATTCGAATGGGTGACATTTTGCTTGCCAGCTACAATGCTGTGGACAACAAGCAAGAATTTGTATCATATGCAATTAAGAAGCTCAACAGCATATATGCAAATAATGCATCTATGGCTGAAAAATACTTCAATGATCAGTTGTTCCGTACCGGTGACGTGAAGCAAATTAACATTGCACTGCTGAAGCTCAATGCAGATGGGTACATAAAAACTGATTATATGCTGTTTATTGATCCGCGTTACAATTACATTGTGACCACAAGAGAAGATTTGATCAAACCAGGAGGCCACATTGATGCAGGCAAAGTGAGGACACTTGGCAACTTCACAATAAATGATCTGTATCCAAAGATTGTCATCAAATGATCACATTCAAGAAATTCATCATCATACAAGAAGGTGGCGCTGGTGGTCACATGTCTCATCCTTTTGATCTGCCCTCTGTGAACCGGGGCAACGATTTGTTGGTTTTCTTCAAGAGAGCTCTGATCAGTTTGAAGCAAAAGCGTGGCAGTGTCAAGTTTGATGGTCTCAACACCAGCATCAAGTTGGTGCGCACTGCAGAGGGTGCATTTCGTTTTGCCTTGGACAGAGGCAGCAACAAAGAAATCGACATTCAGGGCATCACAGTAGACAACATCAATCAAAGATTTGATACCACCACTGGCGGTGGACAGAAAATGATTGAAGTGGGCAAGTTCTTGTTGCCTGTGCTGGACAGTGCCATTGACCTCATAATGCCAGAGTTCAAGAAATTAAAAATGACATCCAACAGCAACAGATTTCTCAACACAGAATACATCACAGGCACCACCAATGTGACTCAGTATGATCGCAACATGCTGGTGTTTCATGGCATCAAAGAATTTTATCTGGCCAAGAGCCCCAAGTTGGCTCGCATTGGCAGAGTGTCTCGTGAAACTTCATATGATACAGTGGCATTGGATGCCATGATTGCAAAACTGAAACCTGTGCTGCATCAACATGGATTTGAAGTGTTTGGTCCCACGCGCGTGGATCTGACACAAGCTGCAGACTTCACAGAAACTCTGAGCCAACCCATCACTGTGGTGTATGCAGCCAACAACAGTGTAACACAGCCATTGTCCAACTGGCTCAAGAAAGCTGTCAACCCTCGCAATGCACAAATAGTAAATGTTGCAGGCAAGAAAGTGCCAGCCATGACCAAGAGCAATTACTTGTATGTGCTGCAAGGCAAGCCCATTGATGCCATTGCAACTGATCCCAAGATGCAGAAGTTGATTGTGGATGGTGCCATTTTGTATCATGCCACGCGAGTGCTGGGCAACAGTGTGTTGCAAGGATTGGGATCTTCTGCTGGTGACCTCACCAAGCATGAAGGTGTTGTGGTGAGGGATCCAAAGATATCCACATCACCTGTGAAGATCACTGGTGAGTTCATTGTGAAGGGCATGGACAGTTCTTTTGGCAAATGAAGACCTTTGCAAAGTTCATGCAAGACCCTAGCAGTCTGAACAACACCACCACCAAGCAAAACAGCTACCGCTACACACCCAAAGAGGATGCACACAGCACAGGCAACATTGAAGCAAACATTGTTGGCACAGAATCAGAAGAAGATGCTAAAAAGAAGAAGAAAATAAAAGATTTAAAGCTAACAAAACCGGTATAAATACAGGTGATGCACACCTTGAGCTTGCTGCTTGAAAAGACGGTAACGTTGCCCACAGTGCATAACTTGCAAGAGCGGAACATCCTGCATGTGAACAGATTAGAAAATTTGTTTGTGCCCAATGTGGACATGGTGACTCCCCTGCTTTGCATCACAGTCAATGGTGTGGAAAAGATATATGAAAACATTGGCACGGCAAGTGACCCGGCAATCAATGTGGCAGTATCCAGTGGTGGCAAGATGGTCAATCTCATGGTGCAGGTCAAAAAAGGTCATGGCAAATTGGAATTGAGTCGCAAGTCTTTGCATTTGATGGATGAACATTACAATGTGAATGAAATTATTAACCCCAAGAAACAGATCAAGAAGACCTTCACACAACAAGACATCAACGTTGCATTGAGACACAAAAAGCCCACCATGGGCATTGTTGCAGAAAAGAATCTTGCAAATAGTGCCAGAAGAGATGCACCAGAGATTGTGAACCTCAGAATCAATCCCATCAAACTCAATCCCGTTGTTGTTAATGACACTGATTCCAGTGAATATGTCAAAGAGACATATGTGAATGTGAATGTGGACCCTGTGGATAAGAATAGTTTCTATGATGCAGAGTACATAGTGAATGAAGCGCTCAATGCAAACAAGCCGGCCAGCTGGTACATACGCCCCTTGTTTGAAACGCCCAAGAATATTAATTTTGTTGAAATATTTAAAAAAGAGCTGTTGTTGAAAGAGTGTTTAAAAAATAAAATTGCTTTGCGAGTTGAAGCGTTGCAACAAATTTTTACCAAAAAGAATCATGTGAGCTGTTTTGTGGATACTAAAAATAATATTTTAGAAATTAAGAATAACGATAATGATCCTGTATTGTTCTCATATAAAGGTCAGTTGGCTGGTTATCCTATAGTAGAAGGCATTAACGTTGCAGTTGTAACCGAGCAGTTAACTGATGTTATAGTTGATAATAGAGAGAGAATTAATCTTGTAAGACAGCTGATTAGTTCAAGAGATGGTTTGATTCTAGAAGAAAATATACTCTCCACACACTCTTCCTCTTTACTTAATTTTCCGCTTCCCACACAAGAAATGTATTTTAGCGCACCTTGTGTCACCAAGCGCTATAATTATACTGTAAATTCAAAGCAGAGGAAGATTGAGATTGTCGATGTGATGACCGGCAATATTGAGCATATTGAGTTAGCAGTAAACGAATCATTTTCGTATACACCATTTTTTCAAGGTGATAATTTAATTGTTAATACTGTAGAACTAAGAGATTATTCTGACGCTGTGGCCCAAGTGGGTTATGTGTATAGAACGAAAAAATATATAGCACCGTCTTTTAAGGAAGTACAAGAGAATACTGCTACTCGAGTGGAACAATACAATTATATTCTGGAAGATGTGATGAAGAAGGAAGAGGAACAATTGACACATCAACATGGCATTGGATCAGACAGAGTGGCAGGTGATTCAGATAATTCTAATTTTAATGCATATCCATTGCTGGCATTGATCAATGATAGCATAACTTACTTGAGACTCATAGCACCACCACTCACCACACCCATCACCCGCATACTGCCAGTGCAAGATGGTGCAGACGCAGAAACACTCAACCCACCACACAACCCATTTCAAGTTACAGCATAACCATGCAGATCTACACTGTGGAACAATAAATAAACTATATGTCATGGATTAATTTTACTGATTTTACTGGCAATTCTGCCACATTTGCAAGTGATTACTTGGTTGGATTCATTGGCGTACAGGAACAAAAATACCCAGTAGTTGCTCTGAAGAATGGACTAAGCGCTGGCTTGTTCACAGCGCAAAACCTGCTGGTCACAGAAGACACTACCATTCGAGGCAACTTGTCTGTGTTGGGCACACAAAGTGTTTTTGAAACCATTGTGTCCATTACCTCTGCTTTGAGTGTTGTGAACACAGGCACTGGACCGGCGCTCACAATCCAACAAACAGGGGTACAGCCCATTGCGCTGTTTTTAGATGATAACAACAACACATTTCGCATAGATGATGATTTTAAAGTTAGCTTTTTCAACAGCCATGCTACTGGTCAATATTCTGTGGCACAAGGCAGCAACACTGTGGCTTCAGGTACCGGTAGCCATGCACAAGGTACCAGCACCCTTGCTTCAGGTACTGATAGCCACGCTGAAGGTAACAGCACTGTAGCTTCAGGTCAGTACAGCCATGCACAAGGTGCCAATACCACAGCTTCAGGTCAGGGCAGTCATGCAGAAGGTTTTGGTACTGCCACTGGTCGCCGCAATGCATTTGCCTCCTACACAGCTGCAACCAAAACGTTTACGTTTGCTCCTGCCATATCAGCCAATTTTGCATATGTTGCAGCAGGTACTGTATTGGGTGGGTATGAATATAATGTGCTTAGTGATTATTTCAACATTGTTGTAGCTAGCAGAAGTGGCATCACAGGAGCAATTGTTGCAACTGCAGATGTCATTGGTGGTAATTCAATCAATGGATATTTGATTGACAATTCGGGCCTGTACAGCCATGCACAAGGTCAGGATACAACAGCTTCAGGTCAGACCAGTCATGCAGAAGGTGTCAATGCCACAGCTTCAGGCGCTTTCAGCCATGCAGAGGGTAGCAGTACTACAGCTTCAGGTAATAGCAGCCATGCTGAAGGTGAAGTTACCACAGCTTCAGGTTACAATAGCCATGCAGCTGGTGGTTATGTAGAAGCAGCTCATGACAGAACCTGGGCATGGAAAGGATCTACTAATGCAGCAGTATTGTCTACCACCAGGTCTGATCAGTTTGTGGTGAGTGCAGCCAATGGTCTGTTCTTGAACAATGCAGTGGGCATAAACACTGACAGCATAGCCAATGCTCTGACAGTTGTTGGCAACATTTCTGCTTCTGGATCCCTTGCAGTTAATCCCCTGACTGCGCGAGACATCTCCATTGTGCACACACCTGCCAATGATGGTACCAACGCATTCATTCAATTGGGTGAATTCACTACTGGCAGTACCACTGCATCTGCATTCTCTGGATTCCGATTGGAATACAATGAACTAACCAATGCATTTGGTTTGAGTTCAATTTTTGGTGCTGCAACTACTGATGTCATAAACATTAACAGTGATGGAGATTTAACAACCAATTCAATTAATGCTCGTGGTACATTATCAGCTAGCAGAATGCAGGCATTTAATGCAGTGGGTATCGGGACATATGGCCCTCTTTATTTTAATTTAGATGTAAACGGGCCTGCTGGAAATGGCAGTATTGGTAGTTCCTATGGTAGCTTAAACATTGGATCTAGCAGCGACATTTTAATAAACCCTAATAATAATTTGTTATTAGGACCAGTTGGAAATGTGGGTATTGGCACAACTGTACCTGCAGAAAAGCTCACAGTTAATGGTAACATTTCTGCAGATGGTTCTCTCATAGGCAATTCACTTACTTCACGCAATATCTCACTTGTGCATACACCAGCCAATGATGGTACCAACGCATTCATTCAATTGGGTGAATTCACTACTGGCAGTACCACTGCATCTGCATTCTCTGGATTCCGATTGGAATACAATGAAGCAACAAATTCATTATCTTTGAGTAGTTTGTTTGGATCCACAATCAACAACACATTGACCATAGATGTTTCTGGCAATGTGACAGTACAGAACAGTATCTCTGCAGGTGGATCCATCAGTGCTAGTAATTTTGCAGGCTATACCCCATACACAGTCACATTCACACCATTCACCTCAGGCGGTGTTGGCACTGGTCCAGGTGGCACTCTGTTTTTCCCTGCTGCACTGTCTGGTACCATACCCAGCAGTGAATTGTCAACCAGATTCATAAACAATCGAGGAGCAATTGATGGTGTGTTATTTTTTGCCAATGATGGAGCAGCGAACACAAAACAATACACACTGGAATTTGCAAAAGATGCTGCGTTCACTTCACAAAAAACATCCATATATCTCAAAGCTACTGGTGAAACACCCAATTCAATCATGAGGCCTGTGAATGGTTCTTTTGCCAATGGTCGCATTGTAATGCCCAGTGCAAATGCTACTCAACCATGGGGCGCCAGTGGCCAATTGATTGCATACCCATATGCAACAGGTGACTCCATATACTACAGAATTGGCTTTGCGTATCCAACTGCATTTGAAAATATGGGATTGTCTGCAGGTTACATCAGAATTATTCCTTAACTCTTGAATTACGCACTGCTCAGGTTATCATGGAGCGGTGAAGCATTTTATAACTTGGCATGCATTTGATGGTTATGTGCAGGAGCTTGCACAACACATCAAACAAAGCATGGACACTGATCTGCACGACATAGTGGGTGTGTCTCGAGGTGGGTTGGTGCTGGCTGCAGCACTCAGTTATGCCTTGAACATAAAAAATGTGCATAGTGTTGGCATAAGAAGTTACACTACCAACAATGATCAGCAAGATATTCAAGTGTACCAGCACCTGAATCTTGGCGATTTGAGACATCATGTGCTGGTTGTGGATGATGTTTCTGACACAGGCAACACATTCCTGCATCTGCAAAAACTACTCATCAACAAACAAGTCACCACTGCAAGCTTGGCCACAAAGTGCGACACCAAGTTGGTACCAGACCACAGTGCATTGCAGCTGGATTCCAGTATTTGGATTGTATTTCCTTGGGATAAATAGTTGATCATGAAGCACATAAGAATGCTTGACGTGGGTGGAGATTCCGTTACAATAGATTAAATATTAATGAAACAAATTCACTTGTTGACTTTATCTTTTTAAGTTAAAAAGTTTCAAACCGTTTATGCAAATAACAACCAAAATAAAGAAGCTAGGTGCTATGTTGATGTGCTTGCTGGTAACATCTGTTACCATCAGCTACACCTCATACAAACAAAAACAAAAGCTGTGCATCAAAGATATACAGACAGAGCTAAAGACAGCCACCCCATTGGCTGAGAAACAGATGGCCACGGCCATCAATGTTGCAAATGATGGCATCCGATACAAGAATGAGTTTATCCCCAAGACAAACAGCTTTCGGGTGTTAACAGTGCGACTCACAGTGTATTGGGCCAAAGGCGGCAACACTGATAGCAACAGCAGAAAGTGCTTGAGCTCCACAGGCTACACCTTGAAACAAGGTGACTCCATTGCCGTGGATCCAAAGATTATACCATATAATAAAGATGTGATCATACCCAATGTTGGATTGGTTAAAGCAGTGGATACCGGCACAGATGTAGTTGGAAAGAAAGCATCTGGTGGTAGAATGCCTGTTATAGATGTATTTTTCATGCATAAAGAAGATGCAGAACGTTTTGCAAATAACTACCCAAAAGTGGTTAAGGTAGCTGTTCTCAATTAAATATATGCATGCATGCAGAGATTAAGCAACAGTTGTTTGGTGGTGAGGTATCAGACTACTACCAAGCAGTAGACCCCAAGAGCATCAAACAAGACAATGCAGAGCTCGCTGACATCTATGCCAGCGTAAGCAATAAACGCATTGTTGCGGAAGGTGCAGATCTGCCACCTCCGCCTCCTGCCATTGTGCAGAAAGCGGCTAACAATTCACTGAGCTACCAAGAGATTTATGATATCATCAAAGATCATGAAGGTTACAGGCCTCAAGTGTACAAAGATTCAGTTGGCAAGCCCACCATTGGCATTGGATTCAATTTGACTCGATCCGATGCACGTGCACTCATCAAACAAGTGGGTGCTGATTATGACCAGGTATTAACAGGCAAACAATTATTGAATGACAAGCAAATCAATACACTGTTTGAATTGTCTTTGCGAACTGCATACAAAGATGCAGAAAAATTCATACCTGACTTGTTCAATCAGCCCAGGAATGTGAAACTGGCATTGATTGACCTGGCTTTCAATCTGGGATATGACCGGTTAAGCAAATTCAAGAACACAAAAGCACATTTGATTGCAGGGGACTACAACAAAGCAGCAAATGAATTGATGAACAGCAAATGGGCAGGTCAGGTGAAACGCAGAGCGCAAAACTTGGCTAAGCTGCTGGTAACTGCTTAACTTTTTTTCTTTTGCGAATTGTATCCTTGGGAAATTTTAATATGGCTGTTTTGTCAGTGGCAGGAAACGTTTTACTCACATCCACTTGTGTGGTGCCCATGCTGGGACCTCTGGTTGCATGCACAGTAGGATAATACAAGGTGTTGCTCTCGTGATACACCAACACTGCGTCAACTAGCTTGTCAAACTTACTTGGTTGCATTCTTTAGTTGCTCCACCTCTTGTTTGAGCTCCTTGATACAATTGATGAGCAGCGGGATGATCTTATCATAATTAACACCCAAGTAACCATCTGTTCTCAATGAGGTGGCTTCAGGTATTACTTTCTGCACATCCTGTGCAATGACTCCTACATCATGTGTGCTGTCTTTCTTCCAATCAAACTCCACACCTCGCAGTGTGTCAATCTTTGCAAGTGAATTCTCTATTTCTTTGATGTTAGTTTTTGCGCGTTCATCTGATGTGTAGAAAGCAATGATGTCTCCTTGCACTCTCAACAATTGTGACACATCACAATTGCCTACAATTGTCGTGTCGCGCTTCAATGTAATGCTGGTTGGTGCTGTTACATCAATGATGTCTGTGTCGTATCCGATGTTAATGGTAGAGGGTACACCCAAGGTGATGGATCCTGTGATGCCATTTGTGGCATTAATTACACCAATGCCACCACCAGATGATACTATTGTTGAGAAATCGATGGGCCCGAGCACCCCACTGTACCTGCCAAGCACTTGTCCATTGCCAATAAAGATCTGTTCAATGGGTGCATCAAAATTGTTGGTGTTTCCCAGAATTGTGAATGGTGAGATTGATCCTAAATAACTGATGGGCACTGATCCTGGCTTCAATCTCACTTGATTGTTGTTGATGTCAATGGTGGTGTTGTCTGGATTGACTTGTATGCTTGTGCCTGCACCACCCACCAACCCACTGCCCACATTGCTTGAATTGATGTGTATGGGCATGATGCCAAATTGCTTGACCTGCAATGCAGAGGATGTGTTGAATTCCACTGTGCTGTTATCAACTTTGATCACAAAATCTATTTCAGCCCAATTGCTCTGTGTCTGCCCAGTGCCACCTGTCAAGAAGTACATGAGATTACTGTCATCATCATACAGAAAATCACCTATCTCGGCACCTGAAAGCAAGTTAAAATTCAGAGTAGTAAAATTTCTTATGCCATAATTTCTTGCGCCCACTGCAATGCCACCATTGGTTGAACCATCTCCTATGTACAACCGCTGTGTATCTGTGTACCAACCAGGCTCACCTGCATTCAAAATCACAGTTTTGCCTGTTTGTCTGAGTCCTCGTCTAAACACCAGCTTTGTTATTTGATTGGCCATATAGTGTTATTTATCTTAATCCCAACTTAGCAATTTGCATAATAATATTTATCATGTATTATTGATATTACATGAAAACTATACCTATTACTTGTGTTATATCTGGCAAAAAGAATTTGTTCAACATGGAGTACTACAATAGCAAAGCGGCAAAGTTCAATGGCAAAGACAATCTTGTCAAGTATTACATCACTTCAGAGGTGAAGAGGTTGGCAGAAAAAGGGTTAAATGTTGCAGAAATTCGTAAGATTGTAGGTTCTTCTTCAGATGTAACTGTGGATGCAGCTTATTACAACGACATTAAGAAACATAATAATGTTGAGAATAGATTAAATAATTTTGTACCGCTTTCGGTGTTTTCATGCTTTGAAACAGACAAAGAGGTAACAAAATTTTTGAGCTTAATATGACCAACATAACCAGAGTTAAACAATACCTTGCTGTGCTCGACAGTGCTACCAAACTGGCCATCATTGATGCAGAGAGCGGCATAAAAATAAACTACATTAATGTTGGTTACAACATTGTGAACGGTCCCATCATCACCGGTGACAGGTGCACCATCATCATGCAGAAGACCAGTGGCACGAAGTTTGGCAGAATTTATCGACTGCCCTCAGGCGCGCTGCAAAATCAATTTCAAATCTAGTAAGCAAGTTATTCTTTTTTCATCAAAATTGCCTAGATAACTTGTTGATAAATTTTATTTGCACCTATAATGATGGTATGGTAAATGTACTTGACAGCGCAAGCAAAGCTTTAACGCTTGATAAGTTTGTTGCGTTAAATGAAATGGACACAAGCTGTCTGTTTTATGGCACTGTGCTTCGCAGTGAATTTGATGTGGAGCGCATTGGCATTAACAAAAAATTTCACCCACAACGATTTTATGCCATTGAGAAAAATAATAAAAATTATGGCATAATCTACTTGTATGGTTCTTTCTTGCAACCCAAGAGCAAGTACAAAGACCTTACTACAAATTTAGATTCTTTTTATCATTTGCCTCAAACACACACAGAAACAAATTACAAGAAAATACTTTCTATTTATGGCTTGAGCTGCAATGAAACATATCGATACTTTTCACAAGGTGTCTACCCCATTGATTCTGCATGCAGAACTGAAGTGTTTAGTAATAAGATTAATTTTAATGAGTATTTCAAGGGCAACACTGAATACCCTTTCTTCTTAACTATTGTGTCACCTATTATTTTTTATTTTTCAAATGCAGGACAGAATATTCTGGATTTTAAAAATTATTTGCAGTCCAATACCAAGCTATAGACTTGTATACATTAAATATTCTATTACATGAAAGTGGTCAAACGTGATGGCTCTGTTGCTAAATTTAATATTGAAAAAATCAATAAAATAATTAGTTGGGCAGTAGATGGCATACAGGATGTGAGCTTCTCTGAAGTTGAAATTAATGCAAAATTAAATTTAGTGGAGCACATAACTACAAAAGAGATACACAAAGTATTGATTGAGTCTGCTGCTAATTTAATTTCCCTTGACAAACCCAACTACCAATATGTTGCTGGTAGACTCTTGAATTATCAATTGAGAAAAGATGTTTGGGGTGGCAAGCATGCACCCAGATTGATTGATGTGATTAAAGGGGGTATCAAGACGCAAATCTATGATGCAGTTATTATGGAGAAATACTCTGCTGAAGAGTTGAATAAAATTGGAGAACACATTGATCACGACAGAGATTTTATTTTTACATATGCAGGCATCAGACAACTTTGTGACAAGTACCTCATCAAGAATCGAGTGACTGATGTGATCTATGAGACACCGCAATTTGCTTATGCGCTCATTGCAGCTTATTCTTTTATTAATTATCCCAAAGATGTGCGCCTGGAATATGTGAAGCGTTTTTACAACGCAATTTCCAGACACAAGATAAATTTACCCACCCCCATCATGGCAGGCATGCGTACCACTTCGCGTAATTATGCCAGTTGCTGCTTGATTGGTGTGGATGATAACAAGGAATCTATTACTGCATCTGGCACTGCAATTTCTATTGCTACTGCCAGTCGCTGTGGCATAGGCATAGACATATCCAGAATACGTGGCATTGGTGCACCGGTTCGCAATGGTGAAGTGCTGCACACTGGTGTGATACCGTTTTTAAAAATTTATGAAGCGTCTGTCAAGGCATGGCAACAGAACGGACTTCGTGGCGGGTCTGCCACCACAAACATACAATGGTGGCATTACGAAATAGAAGATATTGTTGTTCTCAAGAACAACGCAGGGACTGATGATAACAGGGTGAGAAAACTTGATTATACAGTAGGCATGTCCAAGCTATTCTACGACAGGGTCATTAGCAATGACAGTATCACACTGTTCAGTCCTCATGAAGTGCCACATCTGTTTGAAGCATGGGGCACACCCAGGTTTGATAAGGTGTATGCAGAATGTGAGAGTGATAAACAGATAAAGATGAAGAAAAGTATTTCTGCACGCAAACTGTTCTCTCTCATAGTCAAGGAGCGAGTAGAAACAGGCAGAATATATATTCTCAATATTGACAGTGCCAACACACATGGGGCATGGCTGGACAAGGTGACCATGAGCAATTTGTGCACAGAAGTGATACAACCTACCATTCCTTTGAAAGATTTCAATGACCCGGAAGCAGAAATTGGCATGTGCATTTTATCAGCAATCAATATGCTTGAAATTCGAGATTGGAAAGATCTGGAAAAAACATGTGATTTGGTAGTTCGCTTCTTGGATGAAGTGATTGATGTGCAAGACTATTTCAACAAAGCAGCTGAGAATTTTGCTAAGAAGCGCAGAAGCCTGGGCATTGGCATCACCAACCTGGCTGCATTTTTTGCAAAGAACGAAGTATCATACAACTCAAAAGCTGCATTGGTGTTGATTGATGAATGGATGGAACACTTTCAATACTACCTGCTAGCATCCAGCGTGAATCTGGCCAAAGAAAAAGGTCGGTGTGAAAAGTTTGACCGCACAAAATACTCACAAGGCATTCTGCCAATTGACACATACAAGAGCAAGGTTAATGACCTTGTGAAGCGCAAGCTAACTCTTGATTGGGATGACCTTAGAGCAGAGATCACCAAGCATGGTCTGAGACATTCTACTTTATCAAGCTGCATGCCATGTGAGTCAAGTTCTGTTATTCAATCTTCAACAAATGGTGTTGAACCAGTGAGATCATTGATGACATACAAAACATCAAAAATGGGCAAGTTGCCGGTGCTTGTACCCAACCCCAGCAAATATGGTAATCACTATGAATTGGCTTATGGCTTCCAGGACAACACTGGCATTATTAATGTCAATGCTGTTGTTCAGAAATATATCGACATGGCCATCTCAACTAACCTGTACTATAACTACAAACACTATGCAGACAACATATTGCCGGACAGTAAGGTGATGAAAGAATTGATGTATGCATACAGTGTGGGTCTCATCAGTCTGTACTACAATAACACAGATGACGGCGACAAAGAACAATCTCTGGATCAAAAAGAAGACAGAGATTGCTCCAGCGGTGCATGCAAATTGTAGATTAAATATATAGAGAGTATATTATATGAATATGAACATGGATGATATTATCAAACAAGCGAGCCACGATGAACCGAGAAATGTTAGTTTTTTTCTGCAAGCGCTTGACGTCTTAAAATCAAAAAACAAAGAGATGTACACTATGGTAGAATTGGGATGTTCAGAAGCACATTATTCTGCAATCTTTAATGAAAAGTTTGATCATCAATGTAAAAATATTATGGTAGAACCAATTATAGAGGTGTGGCAGAAGTTTGGGCAAAATTATTTTCAAGATAAAAAAGATGCATATTTCTATAATAACTATCTCTGTGACCTTGTGTGGGCTGGTTGGGGTGGACCAGATGTACCTTTTGTTGTGGATCTAAAATCAAAAATTAATAAAATTAATTTTAATCAACTATTGGCAGAATCAAATACTACTTTTATAGATATGCTTCATATGGATCTGCAGGGTGCAGAATATTATGTATTAAAAGAAATTATTGAAAATCAATTGATTAAAAAAACTAATTATGTGTTTATTATGACACATAATTTTGCTGATATAAATTATGATTCATATTTGAAATTATTATCTGATAACAATTTAAATGATAATATTGTATTTGCAGATTCTTCATATATAGAAAATGGCGATGGTCTTATAATCTTAAGAATTGAGAATTCATGAAGACTGTGCTCAATCTTAAGAATGTAGATTATACCAAACAACCATTGTTCTTTGGTGAAGATCTCAATTTGCAGCGTTATGACAGATTCAAGTATCCCATATTTTTTGAATTGTTTAAAAAGCAAGAAGAATTTTTCTGGTGGCCACATGAAATAAGTCTGCAAAAAGATAGAAACGATTACAAGGAGCTTACCAAAGAAGAGCGCTTTGTTTTTGATACCAATTTGCGGTTTCAAACATTGGGGGACAGCATGTTGTCCAGATCAATTCATTCTTTGAGAGAGCATGTAACTAATCCCGAGCTTGAGATTTGCATGAACACCTGGGCAAGGTTTGAAGGCATTCACAGCTATTCATATTCATACCTGCTCAACAATGTGCACCCAGATGCATCTGGTTTCTTTGATAGCATCATGGAGGACAAGGAAATAGTGGGCAGAGCTGAATTTATCAGAGGGCGGTTTGATAAAATCTTGGGCAGCGATGACAAGAAGGACTTGAAAGAGAAAGTGTTTGACTGCATATTGTCTATTAACTGCATGGAAGGTTTGATATTCTATGTGTCTTTTGCATGCTCTTTTTACTTTGGGTACAGAGGCAAAATGGAAGGCAATTCTAAGATCATTAAATTTATTCAAAGGGATGAAGCGTTGCATTTTGCAATCACTCAAAATTTAATCAAGACTCTGCGTGATGATGATAGGGAAGGTTTTTCCACTCTGGTCAAGAAGAGCGAAGACAAGATATATGCATTTTATGAACAAGCTGCCAAGAATGAAATTGAATGGGCCCAATACTTGTTCAGCAAAGGGTCGTTGCTTGGCTTGAACGCTGATGTGCTGGGTGGTTATTCACGGTGGTTGTGCGACACAAGACTGCGGTCTTTGGGGTACAAGAAAATCTTTAATGAGAAAAGCAATCCCATTGCAGGGTGGCTAGACAGCTACCTGGACAGTAGCAAGGTGCAAGTTGCTCCTCAGGAAACTGAAATTAGTGCATACAAGATAGGCGCGCGGGATACTAGTCTATCTGAAGACACATTCGAAGACATCAAGCTATAATGTTTAATAATTTTTTTCTTGAGACGTTGTCTGAGGAGGAGTACAGCATACTGTACCTCATAGCTTATAATGCCATTGTTCGCGTTTGTGATTATGAACCTGGACCAGAGGTGGTTCCTATGCTGAGAGTTGATGTGACGCTGAAGCAGATTGACAAGCTCAAGAAGAGGGCAACTGAGAGTGGATTGCCTGTCTTAGAATCATTAACAAAAAGAATTCAGGAGTATAGCGCTTAGTATAAATATAATCATGATTAGCATTGTATCACCGCTTCTAAGAATCCAAAATCAGATTCGAATCTGCCACTGGCAAACAACAAGTTATGCTGAGCACAAAGCATTTGGCAAAGCATATGAACATTTAGATGGACTGATTGATAGCTTCATTGAAGCTTTTTTTGGCAAATATGGCAGGAATAAGGCCAGGTTGTCTTATAACATTGAATTGAAGAATTATGAGGGTGACTTCAGCTTGTTCATGCAAGATGGCATCGATTTCTTGAAAAATTTAAATTCTGAACTCACTGCACAAGAAGATTCAGAACTGCTCAACATTCGAGATGAGATGTTGCAGGAGCTGTACACTCTCAAGTATCTGCTCACTCTCAAGTAATTATCAATCAACAGCCTGAGGTCAGATTCGAACTGACGCGCCCTTGCGGGACAGGTTTACAAAACCTGTGCAATCGGCCACTATGCGACTCAGGCATGTGTAAGACACCACTACTTATCACCAATTGTTAATAATACATGTCTATATGGTATATTTAAAATTGTTAAATAAATAACTGAGTCTTAAGTGGGTAGGTGGCAGAGCTGGTCTATTGCATCTGACTTGAAATCAGAAGTACCAGCAATGGTACCGTGGGTTCGAATCCTACCCTGCCCGCGTTAGATGTTATTTCTTTGCTTTTGGATCTTCAGGTGCAATCCGCAACTCACCAATTTGCTTGAAATTTAATTCTCTGCCATCTGCACCACAAACAGCTTGGCCATCCACATAACCAATCATTCTGTTGCCTTGTCTAACTGGGGTGACTCTTTTGTCTCCCAAGTATCGATATCGGTGAATACAATTCTTAAAACCTGTTCTTGATGCTGCCATGTCCATAGTTATATAATTTCAAACAATAGTCCACTATTGAATCATATAAATAAAGACAGGTGATTAAAAAAATTAATAATTTTGAAATTGAAGTTAATGAATTAACTGCAGATACACGGGGCTTAAAGTATATTCCTCAGATCAAAGATATGGACAATGATGCAGATCAATTTGCATTAAATTTGGGTTGTAAGTGTACTGCAGAAGTATCATCTAATAATTACTCTTTAATGGAAGAGTTAGCTAAAAAATATACAAAAGATGGTGTTGTTGAGATTGGTGTTAACAGAAATGGTGCGGGTTCATTTACATGGGCACTTTTAAATAATAAACCCAAAACAACAATCTATTTGGGCATAGATATAGATGATAAAAGCAGTATAAACGATAGGGGAAACAGTGTTTATACAATACAAGCTAATTCGTTTGATCATGAAAATATTCGTAAATATATGAAGCAAATAGGATTAAGTAAAATCTCTCTTCTGTTCATTGACGGGTGGCACTCGGTAAATGCAGTAATTAATGACTGGAAGTATTCAGATTTGCTAGCAGAAGATGGTATAGTTGTTTTTCATGATACGAATTTTCACCCCGGTCCTACTATTTTTCTCGACGCCATAGATAATTCTATTTTTAAGGTTGAAAGGTATTTTGCAGATCAACTTGACGATTGTGGTATGGGTGTAGCATACCGCATATAATAACAAATTAAACTCACAGGTGTTGATTATTTGTAAGTATACTTATAATAAATAGTTCTTCTGCAACGATTGTTCGATGGGGGATTAGCTCATTTGGTAGAGCGGTAGCTTTGCAAGCTATAGGTGACCGGTTCGATCCCGGTATCCTCCAAATTACTCAGTTATCCAGACTAAGTAATTATATGTTCAAGCAGCGCAATTGTGTCACTGTAAAAGCCATATTATACATAGGCATTGCATCATTAACCACGCTCATGTCAGACATGAGTGACTTTAAATCGTTTTCTGAAATTAATCCTGTCAAAGCCGCTTTAATAGCCGTTAATTTCTAATTGCAAGGCATGATTGCCTGGAGAGCATTCTTGGATCAATCAGTTGGGCGAGCTCGCATTGATGCAGCCATGCAGAAAAAACAAGAGAAACAATTGGAACTAATAGTGGAAGGTCCTAAGTAATTACATGAAATACATCTTGTTTGCTGCACTTGCTCCACTGTTTGTTGTAGGTTGTGCCACCACCAGTTCCAATGGTAAAATTGATGCAGCTCAAACTGTTGAAAATGCATTACCATACATTGCACCTGCTGTCACCCTGACTTGCACAATTGTTCTGAACCAAGCTTTGGATGAGAATGATCGCATTGAAAAAGCAAAAATGATCAACAACGTTGCCACCATTGTCGAGGGGCTAACGCGTGGTGCAACACCCACACCAGACCAACTGCAGAAAGCACTCACAGATTATCTGCCAGTGGAAAAAACTCATTGGGCGAAATATGTTGTGGCTTTGAAAGATTTATATGCCACTCAGTTCAACAGAGTAAATGGTGACGCTAAACTTGCAGTTGTTGTGCTCAATGCAATCGCTAAAGGTTGCAAGGATGCAACTGAAGGCTACGTCAATAACTAATGCCAACTGGCATCATACAGGCTTTGTTGAGTGCTGTTGCAGGTATTTTCGGTGCAATTAACAATGTGTTTGGTGCGAAGAATACCAAAGATATGAAGGATCGGCAACTGCAACAAAAAGAGATTGATTTTGAGAGTGGCATTGAAAGTGCTATTAAGGAGAAAAATGTTAAGAAAATTCGCGATATTCTTTCTGAGTAGTTTTTTATTTTGCTCGTGTACAACAGTTACACCTGACAAAGTAACAGATGAAATAGCCTCTTATGATGCAACAACACCTTCAGGGTATGATGTACAGAATTCTGGCTTCATTGGCTTTACGGATGATGGGCGGGGTCTTATTACTCAGTTTGGTCTGCTCCGGTACAACACCCTCATCAAAGCGTACAAGATAAGATTCAAGTCCTTCAAAGGTGTGGAACTAAACGAAAATGATGGTATAACAGAATACACCGATAAACGCAGCAACAAGCTTTATATCATAGATCAACAGCATTTGGTGTATTACGCTGTTCTCAATGGCTGGCGCAAAGATGGTAAAGAGCCTGATTCCATTTGGGATAAGACCAAGGACCTTGTCAAATGAAGACAGACTTAAGCATTATAGATGAAAGAAGTGCAAAAAATGTTGCAACTCTGCATCCCAAAGTACAAGAAATTTTTCGAAACTGGATAGCAGAAAGTCAAATATTGGCCAAAGCTCATGGCTATGAATATAAGGCCATTTCTGGAAATCGAACATGGGATGAGCAGGGTAAGATTTATGCACAAGGAAGAACATCACCCGGTAAGATTGTGACAAATGCAAAACCCGGGTACAGCAATCATAATTATGGCATTGCGGTTGATATGGGAGTCTTCAAAGATGGTAAGTACCTGGATGCATCAAAGCCAACAGAAGCGCAAACCTTTCACAATAAAGCTGCAATTATTGCAGAAAAATATAATATTGAATGGGGCGGTAGTTGGAAATCTTTTAAGGACTACCCACATTTTGAATATAAAACAGGCAAGACATTGAGTCAATTGAGACAGCTAGTAGCTGAAGGCAAAGATATTCTATCTTAGAGTGCTTGCATACAGTAAGATTGCCTATATACTAATATTGTTCTTTAACAACGATGGGGGTGAATGGAATCGATTGAACAGTGGGGCTCCTGAGTGCAAGTACCGGGGCATGCTGGTTTATCAATAGCAAATCAAATCAAATGCCGAAGACACATTCGACATGGCCATGAGTTTAGAGGAGGCTGACGCAATTCTTGCTGCAGCTAACTTCGAAGATTCAACAGCCACACTTGAGCTAGTTTAAGCTCAATCGTCTCATTGTAGGTTGGAACCAGTAAGATGAGGCGTGTTACAGGTTCCTGACTTGGTGTGTTATGATGGTTATCTGCCAAGCGTATAAAATCATCATATTGAGTATGTTTTGTTTAGTTTAATATGCTCTGAAGTTCAACTAAAATAAACTTGTAGTGCTTGTGCGCGAAATTGTTCAAGACCTGGGTTCAAATCCCAGCACCTCCATTTGTTTTGCATTGCAGCATAAATAATTGTGTGGTAAGTTTAACTGCTAACTTGACCGGCACCAGCTTGTATCAACGCTTTCTTGACGAGCGGTTCTGTATTCTTCAAAACAAATGGTACATGTCAGAGCGTGAGGGCAGGGATGTGGGGTTTGAGAGAGCACTGCTGGATTGGGTTTTTAATCACAGAAACAACTGGCTAAAGAACAAATAATTATTTCTTGGCATTCAGAGTAGGTTGTGGTGCAATTCTGTTGCCAGATTTTGTAGTTAACCCGCTTGCAGAGTCTCTCACTGCATTGTTGGATCTCTTCAATGTTAACGGCAGATTTTTGAATGTGTGACTATGACCATACAGTACAACACAGTCTTTGTCTGAGAATTGGCCTGTGGTTGTTGCAGAGTACACTGGTGCAGGCATGCCTCCAACGAATCCAGTCACAGAGGCCTTCACAGGCAAATCAAACATGGCACTCACAGTCACTTCATGACCAGCAGAATCAAAAAATATACCTATGGGTGTGCCCACAGGCACATAACCAATGTATCCCACACCAGGTGCAATGTCATTATATCCAATGATCTTTGGCACCAAGTTGGTTTGACCTGTGACAATTGTTCGATTGGTCTCTTGTATTTCCACTGGGGCTGTGATGTGGTTGACTGTCAGTTCACCCTCAATGTGTGCACCACCACCCACCACCATGTTGCGCGCCACACCCAAGTTACTTTCAATAACAACTTGTTGGTTGTGTCGCTGCTTGATGTTCACAATGTCTGCTATCAATTGCAGTTTTTGTCCACCATCAATGCACACCTCATTCTCACTAGCAATGTTTACCTGTTGACCAGCAATGTTAGTAATGGTGCCACTCACATTCACTGGTCCATAGCTTTTGAAATTGATGCCACCAGCTCCTACCATTAAATTGTATCTGTTGCCAATGGTTTGTGTGAACGTACCACCAGGCAAATCATCCACATGCACATACTCAACCACAGGGCTTGGCTGTTGACTGTTGAACACACCTTCTGGGTGCACAATGACTGCATTGATGCTCATTTTTCCTACCTTGTCAATTCTTGTGGATGGCAGATCATTGATGTCCATGCCAATGGTTTCAATTTTATTTTTTGTAATGCTAATGATCTCGCTGCCACCCACTCCCATTTGTTTCTCCAGATTTGCAAAATTATCCATGTTATCTGAAATGTATTTTGCTATTTGTTGCTTGCGAGGTTCAGTTAAGAAGTCACCATCTTGTGTGCTGGGGCTAATTCCTGAGCCATTGCATGCAGGACACGTATCACCAAAGATTGTACCACCACCAGGAAATTTGCCTGAAGTGGCTGGTATGCCAATGGCAAAAGGTATAACAGCTGGTATGCCCATGTTGGACCATGGTGAGTTTATCAAGGAAGTTGTTTCACCAGTGCCTGCATATACAAAGATGTTGTTTATTTTCCAATAGAAATCTTTGATATTCGTGCACACTGGACATGCTGCATTTTTGCCACTTTTGGATTGCAGGGGAGAGCTCAGATTAATGAATCCTTTTTTGACTGCATCCGCTCTTCTTGTTTCAAATAACTGCTTCAAGTCAGCCAATCCACGCAACAACTCTTTGTATTGTACGTGTGGCACGTAATTTAGATTTCCAATCTTTCTGTACAAATCTCCTCTGACAACACTGTCAAAATCTCTGCCCACATACAGATTTTTAAACCCATTGACTGTCAAGAACTGATCCTGCATCACAAGCTTTTGATCAGATTGAGTTGCAAGTTCTATGTTTGTAAAATTATTAAATTCCTTGAATGAGCCAGAGAAATGTGTCATCTTGAGCACTTCACGATTGTCTGTGTTAACGAACTCCAGTGTGCCACCTTTCTGATTGATTACATACTTGTTGCGATACGTGTCAACATTTATGTCAAAAATGTCTTTGCCAGACAGAGAATAGTTTTCATAATACCCTGGGTAATCCTGCCCAGGTGCACTGTCACCCACACTGTCCACGCTATCATATATGCCCTTCCAATCATCCTTGCCATAGGCAACAGCAAAGTAAACTGGATGCATGACGTCACCATCTGTAAAAAATACATACACATGTGAGCCCACATTGGGCACACCAAATGTGCCTTTGGCTCGGTTGGAATAACTGTTGGGTACATAATTGTAACTGTACTTGTTTGTGATGTTGGTATTGTATTTTGCAGGGTCACTGAATGCATCGTTTAGTTTATACTCCACTGACTCATACACATTGGCCGGTTTTTCACCAATGTTATCAATGTTCTGATTGCCAATGTCCACGTTTTTTTCCAGTGTGGGGGCAAATGTGCTCAACCTTGCAGTATCAGACACAGAACCTGTGGCAGAAAAATAATTGAACCGACCACTTGCAGCTTCACCACTGATGGGTGCAGCACATTCAGCCCAAGGCAGCTGCAGCTTCAAGTCTTCCAATATGGTGTTTATGCTGCTGTTGATGTTGTTGCCAAGAAATTTAAATTTCTTATCATTCAATGTGTCCACCCAGCCACGGTATGTTGTGGCCATCAAATGCGGCACCCACACTTTGACACGTCCGCGTCTTTGTGGATCATTATTTTGAACCACCATGCCCATGTAATTTCCGTAAAATTTCTGTCTCTTAGCCATTGAATTATTAATATTTACTGTTATAATGAACATATGCTAATGAAAGTATCACATGAAACGCCTGTGTCTCTGTTGGAATATTCAAAGACTTACAATGATTTTGACTACTGTCTGGTGCATCTGTTGCATGAAAATGTGGGGTCACCTCAACAGTTAGATTATTATAGTTTCTATAAATTTGGCAGAACTCTTCACAACAGAGAGGTGTTGCTGGACAATTCCATATTTGAACTTGGCAAAGCTTTTGATCCAGTGCAATTTCATAAATCTGTGCTGGACATTGAGCCAAACATGTACATTGTGCCAGATGTGCTGGAGGATATGCAAGGCACTGTGCACAGTTTCAAAGAGTTTGGTGACAAGAGAGATGACATAAGAAATGCATTTCAAACAAAAGCCATTGGTGCCATCCAAGGTAAGAACTGGCATGAGCTCCAAGAGTGTTACAAGTACATGTCTGAAAATGCAGACATGATTGCCATCAGTTTCGATTTTAGCTATTACCAGATCACGGGAGAGGGTGAGAACCCATTGGAGAGATGGTGCTCTGGCCGGCAACGTTTCATCACAGACTTGATGAACACAGGCATATGGGACTGGAACAAGCCTCACCATTTGCTGGGATGCTCCTTGGCCAAGGAATTCAGGTATTATGTGGACAATGATATTAGCAACATTGTTTCATGTGATACCAGCAACCCCATTGTGGCCGCCATCCATGGATTAAAATATGATGCAGATTATGGGCTGACTACCAAGCCTTCAACCAAGCTGGTCGATCTAATTGCACATGAATTTACCGTTGATCAACTTGAGCTGTTAAAGTATAATACATCCATGTTCAAGAAGATTATTCGCAGATGAAGCGTCCTTGGGTTGCATTTTTTAGCCAAACGGGAACAGAGATTCAACAGCTATGCAACAAGCTTGGCACATATCCAGATTTGATTGTTACCAATCAACATCAACAGGGGAAAATTAACAAAGATTTGCTCACTGTTGCAACATCCAGAGCTGTATTATTGAACATGCGCAACTGGGAAGTGTTGCCTGTGAAACCTAGTCTCAAGGATTACACTGACGCATTAGCTGGGTATGAGGAAAAAGATCCGCTCATCACACTGCATGGCTACCTGCGCATCATACCCAAGGAAATTTGTAACAAGTATGAGATGTACAATCTGCATCCTGGTCTTATTAATAAGTTTCCAGAACTCAAAGGCTACAACCCACAAGAGCGCGCTTTTATTGATGGATACAAAAGTGCAGGGTGTGTAATTCATAAAGTGACTCCTGGTGTTGATGAAGGTGACATCATATCATACAGTGAAATTGATATTGATAGTCTCACACTACCTCAGGTGTACAGTGCATTGCATGCATGTGCACAGACACTGTGGCAGTCATTTCTCAGCCCACATGTTGCAGCTTAATGATAGCATTTTTGCAGGTGTGTATATAATATAATTACATTATGAATAAAGAACATGTGCATGACGGTGACGCTGAAATTGTAAATGTTGTAGAGAATACATACCCACAGACATGTGATGAATTTAAAAAGATACAACTGGAACAGTACACAGTTTTTTGCAAGAAACAGAATGACTATGGTCCTCATAACATAAGCCTGGGATCTGACTTGAAGCAACAAGAAGACAGAGAAGCATCCATCTCTGCCATTGTGGTGCGGTTGAATGATAAAATACAGCGACTCATAAACATGGTGCTGAGAAGAAAGACGTTTGTGGCTGCAAATGAATCCATATTTGATGCATTTTCAGATTCTGCTGTGTATTGCATCATTGCTGAGATTATCAAGAGAGGCAAGTGGTGCAAGTAGTATGTCATTAATGCATGCATGGAGAACATGGAATACCAAAGTTAAATCCCTTGAGGATGAATTGAGTATCATGTTGCAAGAGAACAAGATTCTTTTGGAAGAAATAAAGATGCTTAAAAAGCTTGTGTATGACTTGGAGATAGAGTATACTACCTTGATACGACGCAAATGATATTCACTTTCACAGGCCCTCAGTGTTCTGGCAAATCTACATTGCTACAAGCATGTAAGAAGCATTATGACAGTCGGCTTACATATGTGGAAGAGGTTACACGACTCATCAAACGTGAGTTTGATGTGCCTATCAATGAAGAAGGTGCATGTGATATTACTCAGACTTTAATCTTGAATAAAGAATTTGAGAACCTGTTTATTGGTTACAAGTTGAGTGGCTTCCAAGGTATTCTGCATGATCGATGTTTGTTGGATGGCATGATATATACAAACTACTTTGCAGAAAAATATGGCAGGAACAAGTTCCAATTCTCAGAAGCTTTGGGTGCACGGTATTATTATTCACACATACACCGGTATGATCATATCTTTTATACCAATCCGCATGATGTGCCCATGGAAGATGATGGTGAAAGAAGCACGTGTGATCATTTCAGATCGCGCATCACTAGCATGTATGAAAATTTCTGGTTGGATGATATCAATATTCGTGGCAAAGTTACTATATTGCGGGGCACTGTGGCAGAGCGTATGGAGCAGATCAAAGCTAAATTGCATGAGTTGCTGCCAAGTGCTACACGGTGAGTGACATGCCCTTTTGTTTGGCCCCTTGGGCAGGCATACATGCATTGCCAGATGGCCTGGTGTATCCTTGTTGCATGTCCACATTTGATCCTGAGAACGCGTTTGGTGACCTGAATGATAATGCAATTGAAGATATCTTGAATTCAGAAAAAGCCAAGCAATTCAGATGCAAGATGATGGCAAATGAGCCAGATCAGAAGGCTTGCAGCCATTGCGTGAGTGAGGAAAAGACAGGTACAAAGAGTTTTCGTCATCACTGGAATACCAAGTATGCACATGCACTGCCACTTGTTGACAAGACAGACAAAGATGGTCATTATCATTTTGAAAACTTTCCCTACATTGATATACGGTTGTCCAGTTTGTGCAATTTTAAATGCAGAATGTGTCACAGTGGTTTGAGCTCTTCTTGGTTGCTAGAGGATGTGAAGTATGCATCAAATTATCAAAATTCTTTCAATTCCAAGACTGGTGTCATTGAAATACCACAAAAAGAAAAACTTATCAAATTTATCATTGACAGAATTGAGCATGTGGAAGAAATTGAGTTTGCAGGTGGTGAGCCTTTTCTAATATCTGATTACTTCACTTTGATAAAAGAATTTAAAAGGGTAAACAATCTTAACGTTAAAATAAGATTTCATACCAATGCATCATCTTTGTTTTGCAAAGGTGAGTACATACCGGACTTACTCAAAGAGTTTAAGAACGTTTTTATCATGCTAAGCATTGATGGTCATGCCCAAGTTAATGACTACATGAGAAAAGGAAGCATATACAAAAAAATTATTGCAAATGTGAGTCAGCTCAAGCAAATTGTGCCTCAAGCATTCCTAAGATTGGTACCCACCATTAGCATACCCACCATATACAGTGTGCCTTTCCTGTATGCAGACTTTCTACGCAAAGGGTTAGTTGGTCATGCAGACATTGCATGCAGACCATTGTACGGGCCTGAATATCTGAACATACAAACATTGCCGTTGGAGGACAAGTTAAAAATTCTAAAGTTTTACAATTGCTTCATTGACAATGTGGCAGTTAAGCTTTTGCAGCGTTTCTCAGAAGAAAGTGTTGCATATGTGCGGCAAGAGTTCTCATCCATCATGAATTTCATGTTGCTCAAGAATCAAATTGAGCCATTCAATAGCAAGAGATTCAAAGAGAGCATCAAGCGACTGGATGTGAGACGCAATGAAAGTTATGAAGATATTTTTCCTGAAACTGCACATCTGTTGTCAGGTGATGTGTCAACATACAACTTGGATATCAAATATAATGAGTTGAAGAACTTTGTAGATGGTATACAATATAACCAATGAATACAGAATTAGATAACAGTAATATTGCCAAGCATTTGGGTAAGATCACTGGGTACAAGTGCACTTATGATCCCACATTGTTGGTTCGTGAACCCAGATGCAACAACAGAAAGCATTTGAATATTAGTGATGAAGCACCACCCTTTTGTGGTTATGATATTTGGAATGCATATGAGGTGTCTTGCTTGACCAATGAAGGCATGCCCATTGCTGCCATTGCCAAGTGTGTGTACCCTGCAACCAACAAATACATTGTGGAGTCCAAGTCCATCAAGCTGTACATGAATACTTTCAACATGGAGAAGTTTAGTGGCAGCATAGTTAGCGTTTTGAAGCAGTTGGAACAGGTGATTGCAAAAGACCTATCCACCCTATTAGAAACTGATGTGCAGGTCTATGTTCGTCTTACAAAAGCGGTTGATGAAGAGATGCATTATCCTCCCTTGTTTCCACGCACTGCATATCCTACACTGGAGAACAACATTGATGTGACGACTATCAAGTCCAGAGGTTACAAAGAGGATCCAGAATTACTTGGTTGGTTGCAAGGTGATGCAAGCAAAGTGCAGCGCTTTCATTCCGCCCTGTTAAAGAGCAATTGCCGGGTCACATCCCAACCAGATTGGGGTGATGTGTACATACATTACAAAGGACCTTATGAGCTTAACCAAACCTCTTTGTTGCAATACATTGTGTCATTCAGAGATGAATGTCATTTTCATGAAGAGATATGTGAGACCATTTACAAGCGCTTGCATGATCTGACAAAACCTGAAGAGCTCATGGTGGCCTGTTTGTATGTGAGACGTGGTGGCATTGACATCAATCCCATCCGAGCCAGTAGCCCAGAGCTGTTGGCACAGAATTGTGCCATTTGGGACAAGTACAAGTACTTTACTAAAACAGTGCGTCAGTGATTAACCGTTGAGATTCCAGAGCCTGCGCTGCTCTGAGCTCACACTGTCAAAACCATTGTCTGCCAATGTCTGTGCTGCTGTGCCAGTGGCACATGTGAAGATGGAGCTGGAATTGTTTGCCCTTTGCAGTGCAAATTGTGCACCATCATAAGCTTTGTCCACTCGGAATGATGTGTCGACACCATCAAGGGAGCCTGAAAGGACTGCATATGTGCTTGTCAAGCTACCAGTAGCAGCTTGAAACAGCAATGACTGTGCAGTGCTGCCTATGGTAATGAGATTGACTCCCAGAAAACTACCTGCAGCATCTACAGCTGACTTGGATAGGTTCAAAGATGTGGGGTTTGAAACAGCGGGATCCTTGACTTGATATGTGAATGAAATTGATGCCATGTAATTATTTATGCAAAATTATCATAATTTTTGTTAATAACCAAAAAAAAAGGGCCCCGCAAGAGGCCCTTTTTTAACTATCCTAGGACTTACTAGGTGAAATATTTTTCTTTTACAACTCTATCTCTTCGGTTAGAAGTAGACTGATTGTGTTCCAGGGGTAAAGGCAACGCCTAGACCCGAGAGGATGATAACGTGATAGTACAAGTTAGCACCAAAGATGTTATCGACAACACCGTAGCGGGTCATGAGACCAACACGGGGTGCGAAATCATTGGGACCAATTGTACGCTGTACCATGACAGGGATGTATGGGCAGTAGATAATACCAGTATCATAGAACTCAGGACCCTTGTAGCCCAGAAGGGCATACTCGAGTGGCTGATTCCGGGTACCAGATTGGAACTGTGCCTCAGTACGTGTGTCACGATACACATTAAAACGTCCACCAAGCGAACCTACCTTAGCCACGCCTACCGGTTGTGTGTTTACGTTACCCTGGACAGGTACCCACTGGAATTCAGGGAGCATCTCTAGGATAGCACAAACGCGAGGTGTTGCAACAACAAAGTTGGCTGCACCACGACGATTACGAACGGCAATACGGTTAGCTTCGATAATTAGTCTCTGATAGAAATCGCGATTACGTTCAACGAGCCAACGGCCGTCTGCTGAAGCTGGGCTCCAAACAGAGTAGCCGGCGCCTGCGCCAGCGTTTAGAGCGACCTGGATCATGCGGATGATCATTTCACGATCGATTTCTGCCTGTAGCTCATAGCTCATAGCATTTGTCAATTCTGTGTCAATGTCAATACCGTTCATGTTCTTGAGATCTTGCTCTAATTCAACTGACCAACGCGCGCCTAGTCTACGTGTACCGGCTTCAACTGCAGTTTTCTCGAAGGAAACCACGACCTGAGGGATAGATCCCGTCAATTCGTAATCCTTGAGAATACGTGCCACACCTGCATCTGATCCGAGGATCGAGAAGGCAGAGTTACCGGACAAGCCGGCAGATGATGTACCAGTGAAACGTGTATCTAGGAACTGATAACCCAATTCTTGTCCATCAGTACCTGCGGCAGTCTGACTGCCGTAGTTTGTACCAACGGTTGTACCGGTGGCTGATGGCTGACCATCAACACCGTTACCAAGGGCTTCATTCTCGTAACGATAGCGCAAAGCAAATGCCAAACCCACTGGGCCTGACATGGGCTGCACGCCAACGATTTCATTAGAAATAAGTTCGGGGAACGTTCTACGAATCATGGGAATCAAGATCTTAGGAAGACGATAATCACCAGCTGCATAGGTATCAGTTCCAGGTGTGCCAGCTGGATTTGAATTCCAACCGCCTGTTTGTGATGTGCCTATTGAGCCACCGGCAGTGCCGGCAGCATTTGAACCAGCTTGATTAGCATAACCAACGGCAGGGCTATAATTAGGCCCTGCTTCTCTCAAGCACCACTGCTCTTGGTTTTCCAAGAGAATGGCTGTGTTCAAACGGGTATGATCATCTTCGATAGCTGCAACGTTCTTGGAAGTGTAATCCAATACTGGACTCCACTTTTCAAGAAGAGCTGAAGCTCTTGACTCGTCAATGTATGACTGCGAAGGACGAACAACTTTTTTCATATTTTGAATAAATTTCTCCGTAACATAAGTCGACCGTTTTTTTCCTATTAAGGCTAAAGCCTAAACGAAACTGCAAAAATTAGTATTTGCTGAGCTCTTTGAGGTAGTATTTGGATGAATCATCATCAGCAGGCAGATTTGTGTTCTCACCAATTATTTTTTCTTCAATAATGGGACGATCTACCTGGGATGAAGATGAATCTTCAACTGCTTCAGTGGCCAGTGTTTCGAGCCGTTCTGTCTCAGACTTTTCAAACATTTTAACAGTGTAGTCAAAATTCTCTTTGACAAATTCAGGATTCTTGCCAGCAAAAAGTTTAACAACTTGTTTAACTTTCTGTGGATCCATGTCTTTTGTCTTTTCTGCAAAGAGATTTGTTTCTTCAATCTCTTGGAGTTTTGACTTCAATGCTGCATTCTCTGAGAGAACAGCTTCAAGCTTTTTATAAGCTTCATTAATTTGATTCTTGCCGTCAACAATGGCATCACGAATAGAACTATTCGCAAGTGCTTCATCAACAGCCAGAGTCTTTTTGATGCCTTCAAGAACAGCAACTGCTCGCTTGTTCTTTACTGCTTCATTGATTGATGCAGCAGGTATTGCTTCATCAATGTAAAGTTCCAAATAATTTGATATGTTTTCAACCAAATTGCCTTTGAAATTCTTGGCGTCTTTGTCAGACATGTTTTCATATTTTTTGAGAACATTCTGCAATTTGCCAGTGTGATCAGCAACCACTGCTTCATACACTTTGGTCAGCTTGGCTGTGTGATCTGTGTCAATGGCAGATACTAGCTTCTCAAGCTTGCTGGAATAATCTTCATCTTGCTCAATGAGTGCTTTCTCAACATGCAGTTGCACCTTGGTGTTGACTGCTTCATTAAAAATATTCTGCAACTCATTCAATGTCTCTTCAGACAAAATATCTTTGGTTGCTTCTTTGAGTACGTCTTTTACTTCTTTCATAAATTGTTTATTTTGCAACCTTGGAGATTCTTTGCATGATCTTCTCTTCAATTGCAGTCTTTAAGTATTTATTGGCCGCGGCAAAGTTTTTCTCAGAAATTGCTTGAATAAATTGATTAATTTTCAGCTTTGCCCCGTTCTTGACTAAGTCTTTCTGCATAAAAATATTTATACTGCCAGAGTCATTTTTTTAAAGAAATTTGATATTTGTTCTTTTAAATATGACTCCACATCCACTCTAGGCAAGTTCTTCAGTGTGTTGCAAAACGTGTCATACACCTCTGCATACTTGCCATCTGCTTCCAGAACAAACTGCTTGGATTCCAGAATACCATTGACAAAGGCCTTGGGAAACGATGGATCTGCAACACAATCAATGGCCACCAGACGCATTTCTGTGACACGTTGTATGCCACTGGATTGTTCTTCAAGCTTGCCCAAGGCGCGCGATGACATGCCAACTCGCACACCATCATTCACAAGAGAGCGCACAATCATGCCCATGGGGGTGGTTAACACCTTGGATTTGCCATAAAATACATTACCATCTTGCTTGAGCTCTGTAACCAAGTGACAAGCTCTTTCCAAGTCCACATCAGCAGTGGTGGGGTGATTTAATTCTCCCATGGAGCGGTTATTCTTGATGAGCTCGTCACTGTACCGTGTTACTTCACGTGCCATTTCATTCACATCATACACTCTGTTATTTTTATTAACACCTTCAGCCATCATGTATGGTCCATTGATGTACAGAGTGGCAGGGCCTTTGGAATTCTTCTCTTCTAAAACATATTCAAATTGTTCTTCAGGAGCAGGTCTTTCTACCAATAGTTTTAGAGCCATAATAATATTTATATCTTGGAAATGCTATTTTTATGAGCTTAGTACAGATATCCTGTCAAAATAACCTTACCATTTAATACAGTATAACTACCATTGCCTATGGCATATGCTGTGTCTACGCGCAAATATAATGTGTCGCCAGGTGTAGCAGTAGTTGACCGGGCGGCGGTTAATGAGCTTCTAGCCCACTGATTGATACTCAAAGTAGCACTACTTGAAAATGGTGACACCGTGGGTGTGATCTGATTGGCCAAGACAGTGGCTGAGTTGCTGTTGTAAACTCTAAAAACGGGCATGGTGTCAGTACTACCCACAGCACCAGTCACAGCGTCCACTGTGAAAATGAGATCTTGTGGTGCAAACCTAAAGCCTGCTGGCACAACACCTATGGTTGCATAAGTGCCAACTGCAGCCAGATAATTAACTGTGCCAGTTGTGTACACTTGGTTTCTTAGAAAGGAGCTTGTGCCTGATGTGGCAGCAGCAAAAGTACCAGTGCCAGTTCTATATATGATGCCGTTATCAGTTATGTTATGCAAGGCTAATGCTTGACCTGACAAAGCAGTTACCGGGCTGCCTGCCACGCCATCACCATCAGTGACCGCGATGCCAGTGCCACTTGCTATGGTTCTGCCTGCTACTGTGCCAGCTGCAGTTCTGGTTATGAGACCATTTGTGCCTAAGTTGTGCAACGCCAATGCTTGGCCGGATAAAGCGGTTACCGGGCTGCCTGCCACGCCATCACCATCAGTGACCGCGATGCCAGTGCCACTTGCTATGGTTCTGCCTGCTACTGTGCCAGCTGCAGTCCTAGTTATGAGACCATTTGTATTCAAGTTGTGCAACGCCAATGCTTGTCCTGTTAATGATATTTGACCCATGTAGTTATTTATCTACCTAGATAACCCTATCAATAAAGTATTTTGGTAATCTGTCTTTGTGTGTCTTTATGACATCCACTATGTTACCGTCCAGGATGTACGTAACAGAGTAATCATTTTTGCTTCTTGTAGCTCTTCCAGTTGCTTGCACCATGGCGTTCAACATTTTATCAATGTACCAGGTTTTGTCCAATTCAAACAACTTCTTGATTCTTTTGGAAGATAATGGCAAGTATGGCAGTTTGACTATGATTTGAAATCTAGCCAATTCATCCTTGAGATCAATACCAAAGGACAATGATGGTGACACCAGCACAGTAGGTGCACTGCTCAAGGAATGCTCCTTGAGAATATCTTCATTTTTTGACGATAGCTCCCTGAAGAGAAATCTATCACCACTCAAATTTGCTTTAATATATTCTGTTATCTCCATGGTATGGGTGTGTATGATACCCTTTTCATCTTTATGAAAATCACAAATTTGCTTAATCTTGTTAACAATTTCTGGCAATTCTGTTTTAATGGTTTTATAGTTTAACTTGTTCTTAGATGTGACATATATGGGTGATTTTGACGATTCAAAAGTGGAGTCAACCTCCACATATTCATAATCTTTGATGCCCAGCGTTTTTGCAAAGTTTTTATGATCAATGATGGTAGCAGACATTAACAAGATGTTGTCACCATAATCAAAGATATATTTTGATAATTTGTCCACTTTGAGTGGTGTGAACAAGGCACGGCGTGAATCCTTGTCCACAACAAACTCACACTCATCCCACAGCGATTCAATAATTGCAAGATTGCTGTGTAGGTTCTTGAGATAGCGAATTTTAATTTTGTCCAATGGAGATAGATTGGTTATTTTTTTGGTGTTCCTGCTTTGTAGCAGGCCAATTGTTTCGCTGAGACGAAAGATGAGCTCGTACAGCCAGACACGAGTTTTCTGCATGCTCTCTGTGACCAGAGGCAGCACACTGATATCGTAGCTCCTCAATCTGTCATAATCAATGAGAGCAGAGAACCGTCTCACCAATTCATCCTCTAATTCTGACGCTTCATCACACACAATAAAATTTTTTCGTTTCACATGATCTGGCAGAGATAAAAACATTTTGTAATTTAAAATGGAGAACCTGTCCAGCAGAGCAGTGTTTCTTGCAGCATAATAAGGACATATATTTTTTGTCCAGCAATCCTCCTTGAGCTTGCTTACTAATACACATGGTGCAGACTCCACATCAAAATTTTCATCCACATGGCATTGATAATTTGTTTTGCCCTTCAATAGTTTGCCATCCTCAAACAACTGAATGTATTGGTCTTGCAGAGATTTTGTTATGGTCAGAGTGAAGGTGCCAAAGGCAGGTTCCTTCCTTGCGTCTGCTTCATGTGTATAATTGCCACTGTAATCTTGTCTGAATGCATCATAACTGTTGATAAGACTGGTATATGCTGCAGTGGGTGGTGTGCTCAGATTAGCCAATGTCTTGCCAAGAAAGCTTTTACCTGTGCCTGTGGGCGCACAGCAGATCACAAACTTCTTTCCTTTGGCAAAAGCTTTCTCAACACCATCAATCAACTGTATCTGACTGCTGCTCGGAGTATAGTTTTGAGGAAAATAAGAAACTAATTTTTTCTGCACGTACTAATTGTAGTTATAAGAACTCAATGATCAAGGTATTATCGTAAAATTT